ACCGCAGGCTTGTTCAGCCCAATCGGACGGGCGTTGACCTCGGCCCCGTATTCCGTGATGAGCGTGTCGCCGGCCTCGGACACCAGTGTGTCGCCTGCGACCGTCTCCAGGTCGCACTCGCCGTAGTCAGGCTTGGGATACAGGATGTACCGGATGCCACGCCCCATGCCGTCCACGCCGTACACGTCGTTGTACCTGCCGGCGTAGAACGTCAGCGGCCGAATAGATCCCGTGTAGGCAAAAGCTCTAGCCGTAGCCCCTGAGCCGTTGTGGTAGAGCGTGGCGGCACCAGTCGTCGCAGCCGTCCCTGATACCACCAGCTGGGTGGCGTTAGAGAACTGCACTACGGAAGAGGTTGTGCCGCCGCTGAGAATGCTCGGCCAGGACGTGGAGCTGACCTCTGAAGCCAGCGTGACCGTTGTGGAGTTTGTGCCTGCCGTCACCGACTGAACGGTGACGGCCTGAGCCCTGGCCGTGATGGTCACCGTAGGATTGCTGGTGTAGCCAGTCCCGGCGTTAGTGATGACCACGGACTGCACACGGCCGCCGTCGATGTGGGCAACGCCTTGTGCGCCTGTGCCACCGCCACCGGAAATAGTCACGTCCGGCGGCGCTGAGTAGCTCGCACCGAACGTGCCCACGGATATCCTGATCAGCCCGCCGGCTGTGCGTGCTGCGATCTGCATCAGCTCGGCCCCTGGGCGATCCGCACCACACCGTCACGTGACTGGTAGATGATCGATTCGGTGGGCGACGGGTAGCGGAACGAACGCCAAATGCCAGACGTTGATCCCGTGTGCGTGGTGAACGACAGGGCGACCGTGCCGGGACGAACGGTCAGCTCGCCAGGCGACAGGACCTGGAGGTTGACCTGCGTGACCGCGGCCCCTGGCTTGATGCCGTATGGGGAAGCATTGGTTACCAGGCCGGACCACTGATCGATGATGATCACGGTGAGCCTCCATCCACGCCGTCAGCCTGCGGAGTTGACCGCCAGCCGGAGAGGTCCCACATGACCCGCCTGGCCCCTGAGAGCGGAGCCAGTTGGTCGTTTTCCATCGCCAGGCGGAGGTCACGCTGGTAGAGCGAGAACGCCTGGTCAGCCTTCTGGTTGCGGATACGTGCCAGCCAGTACTCCGTGGCGCTGTGCAGGCAGTTGGTCATGCCAGGAGGAAAGTCCACTGGGTCCGTGATCAGGTACTTGGCGGACGAGGCCGTGAGCGATGTGTTGACCGTCAGGCTGGTAGCGCTGCCGACTGCCGTGATCTTGGCCTCTGACACATAGGGGTTGAGGCCGCTGATGGTCTCCGGGCTATCGGATGCTGTGCCAATCCGAATGATCGATCCGACCATGGCAGAGTTGAACGACGTGCCAGTGCCCGTGACGGTGGTTCCAGAGGCAGTTACAGTCCCAGCCCTAGTTGCCGTCTCATGGCCTGAGTACCGCAGCTGCCGCGGTGAGCGGCGGTAGGTGAAATCGATCGTCTCCAGGCGGGCCGGGTAGCCGATGATCCGGATCGCCCAGCCACCAGTGATGTCGTCCCGCGTGACGGTCCAGTACGCCTGCGGGCCCTGGGCGTCCAGGACCCGTTCGATCTTCATCGCCTCGTCCTGGGACACATAGCTGAATGCTGACCAGCTGTGTTCATCGATCGGCTTGTCCAGGTTGCGGAAGTCGGTTGGCAGCGGGTAGAGCGTGCGGTAGAGCAGGGCGACCGTGGAGGTGCTGAAGTCCTCCGGGTAGGTCAGCGCACTGTCCAACACCAAGACGCTAGAGCTTGTCCTGGTGGCAACCTTGGCGATCACGTCATTGATGCGGATGAAGCAGTAGGCGGCTCCGGCCGGAAATGGATCGCCTACGGTCTTGGTGATCGTCCTGGTGGAGGCGACGAACGTGACTTCTCCCTGCCATGCCGGCTCAATCACCACGCGGCCGGTCTGCTGGTGGAACTCCCAGTCCTTGATCCAGCCCAGCTCTTGGTAGGCACGCTGCACAGCGGTGCGGATGTCACGCTGTTCCGCATCCTGAGCGCCACCACCGGAAGTGGTGATGAGGTTCTCAACCAGATCGTAGTAGGTTTGGTATGGCATTCGTCACCCTGCAACCACGCCCTCTGCCACGCCCACCTTCGCCACATACGCCATGAGCGCCCCAACCGCCGCCGCGAGGTCCGCGTCGGCCTCCGCTCCAGCCAAGAGGTCTTTGACATGAAGCCGCACCGGCTCGGCGGGTGCCTCTTCCACGCCGGTCTCGGTCGTCCGGAATCGGACGAGGGTCACGCGGGCTTCGGCTTCGCCGCCGACTGTGCTGGCGCTTATCACGCACTCACGCAGCCACAGCTTGTCGTACGTGGCACTGATCGACAGTGGCTCGCTTGCGTACAGCGTGGGGATGTCAGCCATGGTTCAGTCGCTCCTCTAGTGCGGCGATGCGTGCGTTGCTCTCCTGTAGTGCGGCTACCAGCAGCGGCACCAACTTGGACAGGTCAACGCTCTGCCAGATTGGCTTGCCGTCGCCTCCTACTGCGTCCTTCTCTCCTGTCACTGCAAGCGGCACGGCGTCTGCGAGTTCATGGGCGAGGAATCCCTCTCCAACGCCGCCAACTCGCCACTGCCATGTGACTGGCCGCAACGAAGCAAGCCGTGCGGTTGCGCCATCCATCGCCTGCACGTCGTCCTTCAGCCTGTAATCGGACGAGGTATTGAACGCTGTCGCTGCGTTAGTCGTCGTTATGCTTCCTACCGACGTGCCGTTGCGCAGAATGTTGAGCGTTGTCTGACCGGCACTTCCTGTGTCTGTGTTGTTCCAGCCAGCGGCGAACGTAGTCGCTCCGTTGTGGTTGATTGCCAGCCTGCCCCAGTTCGTAATTGTGCTGAGATACAGGTTGTCAATCCATGCGGAGCCTGTGGCTTGCAGGTTGAACCCGCCTTGATCGGTTGTGCTGCCGATAAGCAACTCGCCTCCGCCCGTCAGCCGCATCTTCCCTGAGCCACCGATCTGCCATTCATGGTAGCCGCTGTTTGGATTGTCGTAGTACACGCCAGCCGATGCCGTTACTCCAATGTCCAGCGTCTGCGTGGAGTTGTCGGTGAACCGCGCGGCTATGCCGGTGCCAGAACGTACTACGTGGAGTCGCTGCGTCGGTGTAACCCCAATCCCCACATTCCCCGACGCATCCACCCGCACCCGCTCGGTGCCGCCCGTCACCACCGTCAGAATATCGGCTCCAGCCCGTCCGACTCCTGTGTTTGTGTCGCCGTCGAACGCATAGACGACGCTATTCGATGTAGCGAGGTCGTCCGCGAGTATCTGCCCCGCGAACGTGGCGACGCCGGTGGAGGAGATGGTGAGGCGGGTGGTGGCGGCAGTCCCAAACAGCAGATCAGTGCTTTCGCGATTCCATACATACGCTCCACCGCCTGAGTCTTGCAGCAACTCAAACCCGTCTGTAGCCGTCTGCCCAGTGGTAGCGTTAGTGAGCCTCAACGATGTCGCAGTTGCCGCATGAATATGCACGCCTGAATAATTGGCATTGACGAACGTCGGCGTGCTGGTGCCGACTGACACGCTGGCTCCGAAACTTGCCGTCCCAGTGAACGCCGGGCTCGCCGTCGGCTGCACGGAAAGCGTGGTGCGTGCCGCTGCGGCGTCGGCGTCGTCGATCAGCGACCTACCGAACGACGTGCAGGTGATCTCCTCCGCACTGCCGGCGCCGGCGGAGGAGCGGCCCAGCAACCTGTCGGTCGCCGTCACGTATGGCGTGACATAGGAAAGCGAGGAGTATGCCGTGCTGCCGTCACCCAACTTGAACCGACGGGTGTCGGTCTCAAACACAAGCTCCCCGGCCGCTGGCGTGGGGTTAGCCGACGCCACCGCAGAGGCGGTGCCACGCTTGTGCTTGATCTTGATGGTCATCAATAAGAGCCGCCGTCCAACTCCGTTGCCCAGGAGATGGTGTCGGTGCTGGCCGTGTAGTACAGGACGCCGTTGCTGGTGCCGCCGCCATCCAGGGCGCTGATGGTGTTGGTGTCATTGGCGACCAACACAGTCCCCTTGGCTGCGGAAGTCAGGCCGGTGCCGCCCTTGGAGACTCCAATGGCCGTGCCGTTCCATGTGCCGCTGACGTTGCCGCTGGCGGTCACGTCGGTGCAGGACAGATCACCAGTGCCAAGGCTGATGTCCTTGTTGGCATCAACCACCAGGGCCTTGGATGCTGTGGCTGTGCCGGCCGTGACGCCGGCCAGCGTGTTCAGCTCCGCCGCTGTGGATGTGACCGACGTGCCACCGATCTTGAACGTCCCGGACAGGTTGACTGTTCCGGAGTAGGTGTAGGTGCCGCTGGCGGTTTGCGTGGCAGTCAGGCTGAGAAACGCCCCAGGCCCGCCAATAGCCAAGACGGACGCACCGCCGCCGGATCCCTTGCCGATGTGCAGGATGTCATCGACTTCAGAAAACGCCAGCTCCGACTGAGCGAGCGTACTGGGCGCCCCACTCGCACCGCCGGTCGCACGCCTCTTGATCCGCAGCGTAGCCATTAGAAATCACCTCCGTTGACAACTTCCTGCTCTGGATAGTTACGCCATTTCCCTGATGAGTAACGCAGCACATCACCCGTTTGGACGCTGGTCAGCTCAAACTCAGTGATGTTGTCCAGGCTGGCGGAGGCGGTGTAGTACGGCAGGGCATTCCACGCCGTTTCACCGTCACCAATTTTGAACTGGTTGGTATCCAGTTCCAAACCGAGTTCGCCCGCCAGCAGGACCGGGTTGCGCTCTGTCCAGGTCGCCGCCAGACCCCGGCGGAGTTGAAGGCGGTTTCTGCTCATGGCGCACTCCGTTATCTATTGCCCGCCATCCTCATTGCGGGCTGCGAAGTACCTGCGAACCCAGGAACGCAGGCCGTCCGGAGCGGAGTCGGTCCATTCCAGGAGTCCGTTGTCCGCAACGCGGAGGTGTTCCGCAGGATCGAACCCGGCGTTGATCACGGGCTGCCAACGGTCCACGTATTGCCTGTCCTGACGGGTGCCGTGGAACAGGTGGAACGCCTCCCCCTTGAGGGATCCGATGTTCCCGCCAACCTTGCTCCAGGCGGTCTTGGCCCAGGGCTCGTAGTCACGCTTCATTGCCTCGCTCATACGCCCCAGGCAGCGGGAATGCTCCAGGCCCATCCAGCCCTCCAGGCACATGGCGTCACCTGACCCAACAATGTGCCTGTCATAGAGCGGGAATATGGACCGCCGTGCCGCCCAGGCCCCGCCAGGGGAACTCACCCCGGCCCCCATGTATCGCTCTGCCATCGGCCCCACGCCGGCCAGGACCTGGACCACCGCACCGTCCTCGTCGCAGCAGTGCCAGCGGTTCCAGAGCTGGACCACCGGATACTCAGCCAATGCAGCCATGGCCTTGGAGGGCCAGTCCCTGTCCAGGAACAGGATGTCGGCGTCGATCCAGGCTATGTGCGTGAAGTCCTTTGGGAGGGCCTCCACCAGCAGGTTGATCAGCCGCTCCTTTTGCCAGATGGCCTGGCCATCCCGTGCGTGGATCTGGAGGAAGGCGTCGGTTGTTGGAAACTCCTGCCCAGGAAACGCTACCTCTGCATTGAAAACAGGCACTCCGTGCCACTCCATGGAGTGCAGGAACCGCAGGTAGTTGTCCCTGGGCCTGGACCAGTTGGCTGGATTGAAGTGGCAGCACACAACCGCCAGCCTGCCGGGCCGTTTGGTCCTGGCGGCCCGCTTGGCCATGGCGAGGATGCGTGACACGGACCTCCTGGGAAGGCTGACGCCACGCTTCTCAGCCTCTTCGGCAATCCATGACTCCAGGACGGCGTCTTCGACGCGGTCTGCCTGGGCCGCGCGGGCCATCGCCACGCCGCTGCGCAATGGCGCACGCAACAGCAGGCTGCCGATGCGGAGTAGCCGCTGGCCGATCACGTTCCGCCGCAGCAGTTGGGCACCACTCGCCAGCGTTGGCTGGTTGGATCGTAGCGCCCGTGAGCCCACTGGTTCTCGCCCAGTGAGAAGTTCACCCCACCCGGGCACAGGAACGCCGCAGAGTCGGTGCTGTGATTGTGGACGAACGTGACGTTGTTGACCCCCACATTGACGAACGTGGCCCTGGTGGACCCGTCCCGCACGGCGTTGGTGATGCCACGCAATTCCGTGTTGGTGGACGAGGTGAGGCGGTACACGTCGGCTACCGTGGAAATCACGGAGTTGCTGATCGTCACTGTGGCCCACCGTTCTCCCGTAGCCACGGCAGTGACGAAGTCGGTCACCGCGGTGGAGTTGTGACTGTGCGACGATGGGGCGGCACCAATCGTTGTTGCGTTCAGACTGACCGCCCCCGTAAGGCCGTTGACCGACGTGACCGGCGCAGCCGTTCCGGCGACGATAGCCACGGCGCTGTTGAAGCCGGTGATGTCTCCGGTCGCATGACTGTGCGAAGCCAGGGCAGCGCCCACTGAGGTGGCGTTGAGGCTCACTGCACCCGTGGCACCGTTGACCGACGACACGGGCGACGCAGTACCGGCAACCACCGCCACTGCCGTGTTGAAGTTGCTGATGTCGGCCGACGTAATGGCCACCGCTCCAGTCCTCCCGGCGACCGAATGGACCGGGCCAGACAGTGCCGCAATCGCCCCAGCCGTCACACGCTGGGTCTGCGTGTTGCCGGCGTTGTTGATGATCAGTATGGCGTTTGGGTCTGCGGCACCGACCGGAAGCGAGGAGATTTTGATCGACGGCATGTCACTTACCCTTCGGTCGATAGGAGTGCTTGGCGATGATCATCTCCCGCAGCTCGCCCGCCTTCTTGTTGGGATGGAGCTTGCGGTAGTGCCGCATGTCTTCGGCAATGATCTTCTCGGATAGTGGCGCCCGCTTGGGAGGAACAGGAATGCCCTTGTGGCTGACGATCCCCTCCACGGTCAGGTTGCGCTTCCGGGCCACGCGGACGATGTCGGCGGTGGAATCAACCCATGCTTCCGGGTCCTTGTGGGCCCGCTTGTCTGCCAGGCCGCCCACGTACTGCTTGCCGGCCGTGCTGATCCCCGCCTCGCGGGCCTCGCGGAGCATGTGTTCCGCCATCAGCTTGGGCATGTCGTCAAACTGCTGCTGGTTGTACCGGCCCTGGTTGAACGCCCGGTCCGTGCCCTTGGTGCCAGGAGGGCACTGGAGCGCACACATTGACGCCCACTTCTCGCCGTAGGGCAGGGCGGCCTTGTAGGTCCGCACAGCCTCCGGGCCGGCATCAAGCACCTGCTGGGGGATTGGCATTCTGTTGCTCCTGCGGTGGAGGTGGAGGCTGTGGCGGAGGCGGCGGGACCATGTACCGTGCCACGTCGATGTCCATGGCTCGTCCCCAGTCCTCCAGGAGTGCGTTGAACAGCTGCGGCTGCCCAGCCTGGAGCATGCCCTGCGCCACGGGCATCATGACCTGGAGGGCCTGGTTCATTTGTTCGACCTTGGTCCCCTTGTTGGGCTTTCTGGCGCTTCCAGCCTCAACGCGGTAGTCGAACTCACGGACGATCTCGTCCGGGCTCGCCGCCAGGACGTGCATCTGCCACGCACCCGCAGCCATGGGACCAAGCAGCGGGGCGATGTCCTGCGGCTGTACCAGCCACCGGGCACAGAACGCCTCCTTCCGTGCCAGGAGGGACATGGCATCTTCCAGCTGGTTCGCCATGTCGTCTGGCCTGACCGAGATTTGTTCACTCTTCACGGCGGCTTCTGCGGCTGACCTGAACTGATTTCTGGACATGCCGTAAATCAGCTCTGTCAGACCGACGCGCCGGTCGAACAGGTTGGTGACCTCTGCCACAATTTGGAACAGCTCATTCGGCACGCCGGGAAGATTGAAGACGCTGATCACGTCATTCACTGAACGGCCGATCGCCTCACTGATCTCTACGATCTTGAAGCCGGAATCATCGGAGTCCAGGATCTTGGCCTTCAGGTCGTTGTCCGCGGCCTTGGCGACACCGATAAGCGTCTGACTGGATGTGGCGATCTTGGTGGCGATGAAACTCATCGCATAATTAATAAACCTCAACTCACCAATGCCGGGTTTGATGAGCGAGATGGGGTACGAATACCCCGGCTTGCCGTGCCACTGGAGGATGGTGCAGGGCCACCCGTCCGGCTCCACCCAGAACGGGATGGGCCACTGAGCCGATTGGAACAGTCGCTGCGGCAGGCCGCTCTCGTCCACCTCGTCCTGGATGATGTCCGGCGGCAGGTTCAGCGGATACGGCACGCCCTCGCAGACGACGATGTAGCAGAAGTCGCCCAGGGCATCGAACTTGCCACGGAGCTTCTGGTCCGCATCCTTCAGGCGATCTCCGAACCCCGTCTTACTGTATATCTCCCAGTACGTGACGAGGTCGTTGGTCTTGCCGTTCTTCTTCTTGTTCTCGTAGCCCACCTCGCGGCGGCGGCTGCGTGAGTCGTAGGACTCGCTGTGACCCTTCAGGTCCTCTTCAGGGACACCGAACTTCTGGGCGACAAAGTCCCGTGAGTGCGTGCGGCGGCGGGCGATCCAGCGGATGTCCTGCTGGTCGTCTGCGTCCGGGTCCCAAAGGACGTTGTCGAACGTCTCATAGAACGACCCGGCGACACGGGTTTCCGTTCCTGGGAACTGGTACAGCTCAGTAAACCAGCACCCAGCTCCTTTGATCAACGCCTCGTCCACCACCTTGCGGCTGTGGTCCTTGAGGTGCAGTTCGTTGGGCGTGTAATTCAGGTAGTCCTCCAGGAGCTTGGCGATGACGCCACGCTTCTCAGAGAGGAACTGGGTCTGCTGGACCAGCTGCTGGTACATCTGCATGCCCGGATCAGGCATCATCACCGGCTGGCCGTCCGGACCGATGACGGGCTGGCCATCAGGCCCCATCTGCGGCACTGGAGGTTGGGGAAAGATCCCCAGCATCTGCGGGCTCACCATGGGGTACTGGCGAGCCGTGACGTTCCGCACCGGGTTGCGGTGATGGATCACCGCGCCGAAGAGGCGAACGGCCTCCCAAACGCGGTTGATGGTCATCCGGAAGGCCGGCGGAGCCAGACCTTTTACAAACCCCTTGACGCCCCGCGTGTAGTCATTGCGGAACATCCAGGCGTTCTCGCCGTCATAGAACTGCATGGCCTCATCAGCGTCCTCCTGAAAAGGCCGTTTGTGTTCCTTGGCGAGTTCGATCTTTTCCAGCCAACCTTGGACGATTGGCCGGAGCGGGTGTTCTTGCATGGCAGGGCCCTGGGCTACTGCTTATTGCCCCGCAGCTTCTGCTCCAGCATCGCAACCCGCTCGGAAAGCTGGGCGACACGCGGATCCCGCGGGGCGTAGGTCCAAGTGCCAAACCGCCGCCATTCCGTGCTGTCGTCCAGGCGAGGATCGTCCCGGTGGCGGACGCTGGGCTTCTCCACCCCGCCGTACCCAGGAGACAGGGCCCAGAGGGTGAGGGTGTCCTGGCCCACCTTGATGACGAACGCCATCACCTGCTCAGACCCCTCATGAGCCTGATACAGCACCGTGTCGCCCACGGAGGCGGCCGGCATCTTCCAGTTCACTTTTTCGTCGGTCCCAGGCATACGTATCCCTTTCCGTCATCGCCCTGACGTTTCAGACGCTCGGCTCGCCATTTGACATACCACGGCTCAGGGCCTGGCCGGGCTGGCGGTTGGTGGTACTGCGGCTCATAGGCACAGAGGTATTCCAGGCATTGGCAGCTGTGGACCTCGCCGCGTGTGTTGGGCATGTCCGTGACGAACGGACCGTTGTTGGACTGCACCACCTTCTTCTTGTACCGACGCAGCTCGCGGTACAGCTCTGGCACAGCGTTCTCCAGGAACTTCAGCTGAGTGCTGCCGTCACCGCGGATGTGCAGCATTTGCCGCACTAGGGCGGTTCTCGCCTGGATGTCGTCGGATCCGGGGACGAACTGGAATCCAGACATTTGTGCCCGGATGTTGCGTTCCCGGAGTTGCTCCGAATACAGGTCGCATGGCAGCCTGCCTGAACCAAGGTCCCTCAGTGTACCTCCGTGCATGTCCATGATGAAAGCGTAAAAGTGCTGCCCCTCGCACTTGGCCGCGAACGCCTCGCCCCAGATCAGGGCGTTGGCGTTCCGCAGGTACAGCTCGTCATAGACCAGGATGAACCGCTCGTCCGGAGGCACTGCTGCGAACACGCAGGCCATGACTGTGTGACCAGGGTCGATCGATACGTAGCGTGTCCAGTCAGGCGGAACGATGCCGTCCGGCAGTTCCGATCTGGGGAGGGTATGGACCATGGTGTTGAACGACGGGTACATGAGGATGGAGTCCTGAGTGAACTCGCCCTCTGCACGCATCCGCAGCTCGTCCACGCCCAGGGCTGACCACCGGGCGATGTTCTTTTCCTTTTCTTCTTTATCGATATGGTCGTTGTCCAGGAACCGCAGGACGAACTTCTTGATCTGCGGGTTTTCCTTACCCTCCTCGGCCTCCTTGTCTGCCCGCTCGCACAGGCCCAGCAGGGCGTCGTTCTTGGAGTGAGGCATGGCACTCCACACCAGCCGGCCCTTACGGTCAGCCAGGCGTGCCTGCATCTCACCCACCCACGCGGGATTAGAGATATCCTCGTCCAAATGCACTAAATCGGCCTGAAAACCCTGGGGCGGCTCGCCCTCAGAGGAAAAGAAGTTGACCGTCCATCCATTGGTCAGGACGACACGCTGGCAGTACCCGGCGTTCTTCAGCACCCATGACACGTCTTCGACCAGCCTGGGTGGAACCAAGGGTGGCGCTGGTTTCGTCTCGGCTCGGCGGGCGGCGTCCTGGCCCGGGCGGTACGCACGCCACTCGCCCGTCTCCAGGTCCTTGATGATCCGGAACGCACCGGCCTTGAAGAGCATGGGGTAGGCCACCAGGCCGATGTGCGGCCAGTTCCGGCCCACCACCACTAGGTTGCCGCCCTCCTTGGGGTACTTGTCGAACGGATCAGTACCCGTCAATGCACGTGCGTCCTCTACGAACGTGGAGAGCGATTTGCCGGATCGGTTCCCGCCAAGCACTATCCGCTCAGACGCCATGCTGGCGTGCATCTGCTGCTGAAGCGGCATGGGCTCATACAGCCGAAGCGCTTCGATCTTCCGACTCTTCAGCTCCGCCTGGACCTCCTTGAGGTGGCCAAGCGTGTGCTGGGTCACGCCGGGGACGACCGGCGGCTTAGGATGGTCCGGGACCTTCCGCGGGTGCGGCTTCACTGAGGACCTCCACTGCACGGCTGACCGGCAGGGCCTTGAGCGTGATGGCCGTCTCCATCAGCCGCTGCCGCAGTTCCTCCTCCAGCTCGTCTTCGGTCCACACCGACAGGGGCTTCTTGGCACCGCCCATGGCTGTGTTGGCGTTCACCAGCCGCACCAGCGTCTCCAGCATCTTCGTCCGATGTGCCCCCCCAGGAGGCGAATCGTAGTACTGTTTCATGAACACATTGCCGAAACCACGCACGCCGCCGAAGTACTCCAGAAGGACTTCGATCAGCTCGGCACTGTGGGGGATCGTTGACCCGCCCAGCCTGGCAGCCTTGCAGAACACGTCCACCGCGTCCTGCTCTATGGCATCCAGCCGCGAGTCCTTCTTCTTCTTGCGGCGTTTTCGTTCGTAGGACGACCGGCACGTCTTGCATTTGGGGTGCATCCTGCCATCGGCGGAACGATGGAAACTGGTTTCTGGCAGCTCCTGCTTACATTCGATGCAGGTCTTCTTCATAGCTTGCAGTGCCAGACGTTCCCGTTAACCACGGGCACCAAGCCGCAATCAGCCACCGCCCGCTTCACGCCATCGAATGCGTGGTAGTCATGGCCCGCCAGGATGTGCTTGGCCTTGGGCTTCCAGGCCAGGATGTCCTGCTTCACCGATTCGTAGTCATGCTCGGCATCGATGTAGACGATGTCGAACTGGCCGTCCCGGAACTTGGCTGCGGCGTCAGGCGACTTGGCCTTGACGGCGGAGATGTTCATGCCGGCGGTGTTGCGCTGGAACACCTCAAACGGTGACCCGGCCTGACCGTCGTACTGCTTGCACCCCTCGTCGTTGGTGTTGCCGCCCCACGTGTCCACGCAGGTCACGTGTGCTGCACCAGACTGCGACATGATGATCGCACTGCGGCCAGCCCATGAGCCGACTTCCAGCACCACCGGCTTGCGGCGATGCTCGTCGCGGAACTTCTGCACCAGTGCAGCCAGGGCCTCGGCGTCAGACTGGGGCAGGTCCATGCCCATGTCGTTGAAGGTCTTTGGCAGCCAGGTTGGTTCCGGGAGATCCATCAGCTTGGTGACGCAGCCGGCCTCTACCGCACCGCGGAGCTTCTCCGACACGTGGGCGGCTGTGATGATTACAGGCTTGCCAACGCACTTGGGCTTCCAATGACCGGCCCAGGCGTCCCAGTTGCAGAACACCGGGTTGTATCCCAGCTTCTGGACGCCGACGAGCGACAGGTCCCTCGTCATCGTCACGTCTTCGGTGCTGGCCTTCTCTGCGGCGTAGCGGTCCTTCCACTCATAGTAGAACCAGGGCTTGTCCGCTTCAGACCGCGGCTCGGTCACGTCAAAGGCCCGCATGTCGTACATGATCAGGCCGGTTGGCAGTGCGGCGCACTCCTGGATGCCGGTCATGTTGTGGCCGGTGTTCCGGTCATACATCTCCAGCTGGTAGTCCGGATTGGCGTGTTCCGACTGCATGTTCTGCCAGCGGAACACGTACACGCACTCCGCCGGAGGAGGGCCGCAGTAGGGGGCCCCAATCACACACGGGCCCTTGGGGTAGTGGTTCACCAGGAAGTCAAAGCTGCTGTGGAAGAACGGCTTCGCCCCTGGGTGGCCGGCGTTGATGTCCGGCTTCATGTCGGAGTCCACCATCACCAGCACATCAAGCCCGTAGTCCCTGGCCATGAGGACGGCCCGGTTGCGGGTCATGGTGATAGGAGTGTCAGACAGGTTCCAGATGCGGACCTGTTCGATCCTGTCGGACTTGGACAGGTCTGCGACCAGCGGCACCATCCACTCTCGGATGTCAGGCACCTCGGAGGAGATGCCGCCGTTGCCGCCGTATGAGAACGTACAAAATCCGACGTTGAACTTCTGGTGCATGCCTGGGCTCCAAGGGGGAGCCGTCAGTGTACGGGCGGCCAGTATAGCGGTGCAAACCTACCGGCGGCGTGTGCCCTGCGTGCGCGTCGGTGTCGGACGGGCCCGGCCGGGCGTTGCTTGCGTGCGGATGTACTCAGCCATAGCCGCCGACTGATCTTTTTTCTGGCTTGCAGGCTTAGGCGCTGGCAGCCAGCTACCCGTTTGCCCGGGTGCCCTGGGCTTCACGTATCGCATGCCAGTTTCCTGCTCTCGGCGCTTGATCTCCGCCTGGCGTGCCTCTTCGGTCATGATCTGCTCACCACTTGGCCCACGTCTCATTCCTGGAAGAAGTGGGTAGGACCAAGGGTCATTGGAGGACCAAGGAGCGGAAGAATTGGGCTGCGCAGCCGGCGGCGTATCCATGGCAGGGCCGCCTGGTGGGGCGTATTGCCGGCCGCCTGGCTGTGTGTAACCAGGAAAGCCCCAGTCCGCCATGCGGCCGGGCGGCCCCCCGTTGTCAACAATCAGGCCCATAACAGGCATTCGCGGCGCCACTGGCTGGCGAGGCGCAGGCTCAGGCTCGGCAACCACAGGCTGCCTTACTGGCGAAGCGTCCTGGTTCAGGCCAGGATTCATCATGTACTGGACGCGGCTCTGGTATTCAGCGTCTCGTCGCTGCTGCTCACTTCGCCATCCGCCTGGAGGTGGAGGTGGCGGCGTCCACGGGGCACGCTCAGGAGGCGGCGGAGCGGGCGGCGGAGCTGAGGCTGCGGGTTGAGTAGGCTGCTGCGGGTTTCGGAAAGCGGGCCAGTACTCACCGTTTGGGCCAATTGAACCATCCGTCAGCGGCAGGCCGTTGAGCAGGCCAGTGCCGGGGTTGATGGGCCGCGGAACATCAAACGCCGGCTGTGGCGCATACATCGGCGGTGCCGACTGCTGGCCCAGCTGGGAGATGAGCTGGTCCCGGAAGCCTTCAGGAGGAGTGAATCCGTACTGGCCGAACATGCCCATCAGTGCGTCCACGTTGCCAGTGGCAAACGGATTGCCCTGATACAGGCCATCCCTGATGTTGTTGGCCGCCTGCCCCCACGTGGCGCCTAAGTCCACTGGCTCCGGACGCTGGCCACCCATGACGCCCTGGTTGTACTGGGCCTGGTTCTGAAGGAACTGCTGGACGAATGCGTCCTGCTGGTTCTGGTATGTCTGAAGGTTGGGCATGGAGCCGAAGGGCGTCTGGACGCCCTGTGGCTTCTGGAATGCGCTCATGTTGAGCGGCGCGGACTGCGGTTGCGCTTCGGATCCGGGCGTGTTTGTCCGTTCGCCCTTGCGGGACGTGAAGCCCATGAATGGATTGGACTGATTGCTACGTGTATCCATGACCACTCCTACGTAGATCGGATGCCGTCAATTACAGCAGGCTCCACTTCTGCTTGGCGTCACCGCCGTACCGCTGCGCGTACCATTCGTCAAACGGACGCGGACCCTGCCAGCCCGCCAGGAATTGCTGTTGACTTGCTGCGTCATTGCGTTGCGCGGATTGCCGTTCATTGAAGCGACGAGCCATTTCGGCGTCGAAGTCGGCAGGATTGCCTCGGTGCTGGCCGGCAAACAGATACGGGTCGTTCGGCATCGTACCCAAAGGCTTATCGAACTCTCTGGTGCGTTGACGGGATTGATGGTATTCGGCTGGGCTCATGTTGGCCCTTCGCTGTTCCTGCATCCATTCGTCTATGAACTTCTCACGGTCTTTGTACTGTGCGGCGCGTGGTGCGTCGTCACGCTCGGCCTGGCGCTTCTTGAGGAAGTCATCGCGGCTTATCTGCTGTCCGCCTTCCAGCGTGTTCAGGCGGTACAGAATGTCATCGTCCTGAGCGGATGTGCCGCCTGCTAGCTGCCGCCGCAGGCCCTGAATCTCATTGAATCTGGCCGTGGAATCCTGCTGCTTCTTGGCGTCTCCATACGCTGCCCCTAATTGCGTGGCGTACTCTGGGCTATAGCGTTGTTGGCCGACGCCTGCCGATGCGGCAGCGCGTTGCGCCGGCGTCCACTTGTTCCATTGATCGACCGCAGCCTTCTCCATTCGCTCAATAGCGGGCGAACGTGCTTGGCCGGGCTGGTATCCGCTCCATTTGGCAAAGCCTGCATCTGTCCGCGGATCTACGCTGGCCGCGCCTCCAAGAGGCTCTAGGTCGCGCGGCGGCCCCGCATACGGCGTCCCCGTGCTGGCCGGTTGAATTGGTTGGGCCTGTCCCATTGTCGGCATTGGACCGCCGGTCTGCGGCCCCATGACGCTGGCGTATGTGGGGAACGGGCCGCCCGTCGGATGGTTGACATAGTTGTTGGAACCCTGGCCGCTCCTCCATTCGTCATAGGTTGGGAATGGACCGCCGGTCTGAGGCTGGGATGGTGGAGTAGATGGCTGCGTCACGCCAGGAGAAGTTGGCGTCGGTCCGCCGGTTTGTGGCTGGCCTCGCATCCAATCGTCATAGGTTGGTATTTGGCCGCCCTGCTGCGATGACGTACCGCCACCGGAAGACTGAATTGGCTGGGCCTGACCCATGGTCGGCATTGGTCCGCCGGTCTGAGGCTGGCCACCGTAGGCAGGCATGCTCGCCGGCTGCGGGCGTGGAGTGGCTGGCCGGCTGCTGGGGGCCGGCTGCGACTGCTGGCTATAGATGTTGAACGTCGGTGCCTGCTTGGCCTGGCGCACCTGATTGCCGTAGGGGTCCATCTGCCCCTGGGCCCGCAGTTGATTCTGGCGACCACGTGATCCAAAACCGGCATGCCCAAACGCACTCATCGCTCGCCCTGCTTGTTGGTCATGGAATCAGTGCCCACGCCATACCCGTGGAGCATCCTGAGCCGCTCGGCATCCATCTGGGGCTCCGCCTGTCGCACCTCATTGATGAGCTGCCGGAGGTAGTCCAGGTTGGGTATGGCTGCGTCCATCTATAGAAAAAGCCTCTGACCCAGTCGCCCAGGTCAGAGGCTTCCCCCTAGCCCCAGAAGGGCGTGAACGGTTCAGACCCCGCAGTTGACGATCGCCAGCACCGCGGAGCCGGTCGTTGCACCGGCAGAGCAGGCGATACCGATCACACCCAGGCCGTTGTTTCCGGCACCCGTGGTCGCCGCACCGACGCCGCTCGGCGTCACGCGGCCAGCCGTGGTCGCACCGGCCGTCGCAGCGGTGATCGCCGCGAGCCGGTCGCCCACCGCCACCTCCGTGCCTGAGAGAGCGTGAGCCACCTCGGTCGGACCGGAGACGGTCACCCAGAACACGTCGTTGGACGCAACCCCGGAAGCCGGGAGATGCTCGTCAACGATGCCGACTCGCTCCTCATTGGTGATGGCCGAATAGCCGTCCACCTCGGAGAACACCGCCGTGCCGGCCGTGCCAACCTTGAACCGCACCACCCGCTTCGGCAGCAGGGCGCCACCGGAGCTGTTGCGGACGGCGATGCAGGTCTTCAGCCGGTTGCTGCGGATCGCACCCGTCGAAGGGTTCACGTCGGGAAACTGCTTCAGGCAGCCCACCCAACCCGTACCATCGGCAGTGGACGACACGCCCAGGGTCTGGCCAAGAGCGAACGGCGGATCGATCGTCAGAGACATGCGACTCACTCCTAACGGGTCAGGCGTAGTTCTTGAACTTGATGAACGACCTGGGCGACTTGAACTTCATGTTGCCCAGCGTGGAGACACAGTAGCGATAGGACTGGGTGACCTCGTCGTAGAAAGGCCCTTCGCTGTTATACATCTGCGACTCCATGTTCAGGAGTTCGATGTTGCCGATGGCGAGGCCGTATCCGGTGTCCGCCGGGACCGCGTACTCCGTGCCCACTTCCACGCCGTCGATTTCGACGGTGTTGAAGCCGAACGACCGCAGGCCGTTCTCGCGGGAGACGATGACGCGCTCCTTGGAGTCCTGCTTGTTGAGGAAGTCGATGTAGAGCTTCCGGTCCAGGACCACCAGATCGATGGCGTCTTCCTTGGTGTCGTTCCGCTTGGCGTAGTGCAAGCCGGCCCGGATCGCCTTCACACAGTTCTCGGCCCAGGTGGCAGAGCTGCCGCCCCAGTACGTGGACGTGTAGTTCACCAGGATGGGCGAGTAGAAATCGTACTCGCTGTCCGCCTTGCCGCCCGGCCACGTGCCGGCCAGCTGCGAGCCGCCGTAGTAACCCAGCTGGGTGTTGAGCCCGGCGTAGGTGTCCGACGGGTAGGCGAACGGGTCCGCAGCATTGGCCGTCCGCTGGGTGCCATCGGTCACGTGGAGCGTGCCGTTGTTGCCGAAGAACGACTCCAGGCCGTGATACCGAAGCTCGTTGCCGCTGGCGTTCCCGTCGATCCAGACCTCCTGCGAGAGGTACTGTTCGATGGAGGTAAGGAGACGGCTGGCCATCTTGCCGGCCACGTTCACCAGGGCGCTGGTGCCCCGGTTCTCCAGAAGCTCCTTGCGGTAGATCATGTCCGTGGCCTGATAGCCCCGGTACTCAAGCTCCGCCTTCTTCCACAGGTTCTGGCGGCTGAACGACCGCGGAGTTTCTCCGTTGTTGCCCTGCGGCTGATGCAGCCTATAGGACACCTCCCAGTCGAAGCCCCTTCCGGCCATGTTCATCCGGATGTTGCCGCGGCTTTCGATGGCAGCGAACACCATGTACTTGCGGAGGGAGGCGATCTCCTCTTCCCGCAGGTGGTTGACGATCGTCGTTGCAATCGACCGGGCGAAATCAGTGGACGAAGGCATCGCTTAGTAACTCCCTAGATGGACCCGTCTTTGACCAGCTGCGCCCGTAGACGCTCCTCAAAGCTCATCTTCGGCTGCGGAACCCGCGGCTCCGTAGCCCCGCCGCTCCTGCTCGGCGCGCGTGTCGCACGCTGTCGCAGGAACTGCATGTTCGATTGGGCCTGCGGCTCCACCGGAGGCGGCTCCGGCTGGGGCGGAGGCGCCTGCGGCGTGGCGAACATCTGCTGCACCTGCTGATAGCGGAGATTCAGCAGATCACGCTCCAGCATGCTGGTTGCGTACTGCCATCTCCCTTCAGCCGTGGCGATGCCCGCCTGCGCGGCCTGTGCGATGTAGCCCCGGATGGCCTGACCCTCTGGGGTCACCTGTCCGTTGCCGTCGTACAGCCAGTCGGAGTTCTGCTGCTCCAACGACTGCACGTAGTTTTGTGCGGTGTATTGACCCAGCTGCTGCTGAACCAGCTCCTGGGCCTTCTGCTGGGCGATCGATTCGATGAAGGGCTTCAGGGTCCCTTCAGGATCGGTGACGAACTTCTTGGCGAAGTTGGCCGTGTACGCCTGGTACGCCCTGATCTGGGCCTGGGCGTCGATCGGTGCGTCCTGGGCGATGACCTCGCGGCCGGTCTCAGGATCCCGGACGATGTACTGACGCCATTCGTCCTTCACCTGCGGAGGGTCCCACCACTTGGGCTGGGCGGGAGCCTGCTGCTGGGTGGCCTTCTGCTGGGCCTGCCACTGCCGGTACTGCTCGGCGTTCTGCATGTACTCCAGGGTCGCCGGCATCATGGACTGATACTGGCGGAGCTGGCCCTGGGCGTCGCGGTAGCCCTGCATCGACTGATACAGGGTGCGAGCGATCGTTACGTCATCGGCTCCGTTGAACTCCGGCAGCTGCTTGAAAGCGTCATAGACGCTCCCGGCCGGCTGGGCCGATGCTTGCGTAGGCTGCGAGTTGTCAAAGGACTGCTGCGGTGCCGCACTCTGCGGCGCCGACTCCGGAGCTTGCGACTCCGGCGACGGCATTGCGTCGTCGCTCATCTCTTTCCTTTCAGGTGGCCAGGGGGTGCCTGTGGAAAGAGTGCCCGTGGTCTGCGGATCGCAAACCGATTTTGCCTATGGCGACGTGTACTGCCGCAGCAGCTCGGAGGTGATCGCCTGGTTTTGCCGCTGTTGAGCGCCGTCCGGGGCGAGCATGCTGCCCGCTACGAACGGGGCTACAAACGCTGCGCCACCGCCAACGTCTTCGGCAAAAGCCCGGGGCAACTGCCGGATTGCTTTGCCGGCGTAAGGCACAAACGGATCCGTGGCCGTGCCAAGGACGAGTCCGCCAAGGACGTGCGTCCACGGCGAGGCATCAGGGAACGCCCGTTGCAGCAAGTCCGTTTCGTCTACGGTCGTCAGCTCTGGTGAAGGCCGATAGTCTTCGCGGCTCACGTCGTAGAGGGGCCTTGCACGCTCCGCGGCGAGGTAGTCGTCGTAAGCCCGCAAATGCGCTGGCCGGCGGCCGACATAAGCCGTGAGTGGGTAAGTCAGGCCATCCACTGCGTTGGAGAATTGCGCAGCCGCTTCTGGGCTTTGGGCAGGCTCGCCAATTGCGCCCAGGACCTGATCGGTTGCCATCTGGCCAGCGCTCATCAGTGCCTGGAAAGGAGCCATGACAGCACCCATGCGTGACGCACCGGACCAGGGCGGAGCCATGCCTGCGGAAAATGTGTCGGACCGGAGCTGGGACGTGTCCATCCCAGACCACCCCAGGCGGCCCTTCACGTCCTGCCTGAGATCGGTTGGAACTCCCCGGAGGGCCTCTTCAACTCCGTCGATGATGTTGGCACGCCGCTGGTCACGCTGCCACATCCCTTGTGGCTTGACGTACTGGGGCGACCAAGAGTTCAGGAAGTCGGTGCGGTACGGATACTGCTCGGCTATCGCAGCCGCCGTTGGGCGAGGATGCTCCGGCAATGAGGCATTGGCGGCCTCGTCCCGCAGCTCGCGGATGCGGGCTGCAATCCGCATCGCCTCTTGCAGGACCATTCCATCACGGCCCGGCTCCATCAGCCCACCTGCCTGGCAGTGCCAGTGAGATCAATGAGCAACGGACTCATGGGAGCGGAGAGTTCCTGGGCCTGGCGGGCCATGCGGACTCGCTCCAGCATGGACTGGGCCCGGATCTGTTCGATGTCCTTCTCATGCTCCATGCGACGAATCTCCCGGACCTGGGAGACACGGGACTTCATCTCGTCGTCAATGGCGTCGTTTACGTCGTCCGCGGCCTTGGCCAGGACGCCTGCCTGCACGTCAGGGGTAATGACCGGGACCGGAAGGCCGACTTGCGGCATGTTGAACGCGGCGCGGGGTCTCGCCTGCTGGTTGGCCTGGTTGTTGGCTGGGCGACGTGGCTGACCCACCGGAGCCAATGGATTGGCAGGGATCTCGTCCCGCTTTTCCTTGGGCTGATCGCCAAACTGCTCGGCAAAGCCTCTGCGGATCGACTCCTCCAGAATCGCATTCAGGTCCATTAGGTCTTCCTCTTGGCTTTCCAGCAGGCCATGCGTACCAGGGCACGTCCGGCGGTACGTATGAACGGCAGGCCACGCTTCTTGGCCGTCTCCTCCATCACGTCCACTATCTCATCAATGTGCTTCATGGCCTCGTCTGGCCCCCATTCGTCCATCTTGCGGGCCATCTTGTTGCACTTGCAGGTAGGGGAGGCGTGGATCCCCATGGTGGACAACATGGCTTTCAGCTCTGTCCCTGGGCCGGGATTGGGTGCGTACTTGGCCCGTATCCTCTGGAAGTGATGCTCCGGCATCTCCAGGTGGGTGTCGGAGACCTTGGTGGCAAAACGCAAGACCTCCTCCATGTACCCCGGCTTACGGGAGGTGGCAGCCTGTTCCAGCTTTGCTAGGGATATGAGGTGCTTCATGGAGGATCGTCGGCTGATTCGCAACAGGCACCAGGGCACAGGAACGGATTAAGTGCGTAGTTGCTGCCAACGCAACAGTAGTAGTCCTGCGTGCCCTCCGGCGAGCCCGCGTAGGCACGCCCAGGAGGGCAGACGTTCGCACCGCCTGGCTCAAAAGGGAACAGTTCGACACCGCCCGGATCCTGACATAAGCCGTTCACGCAGCAGCGGCAGGTCCCGCAGTCTGCGTCTGTCTCGCATGACTCCGGGCACTCCCCGCACTCTCCATCGTTGCAGCACTCACTCCCTGGGCAGTCCTCGTCGGATTCGCACTCGCACGGCGCGCACACGCCATCGACGCAGCATTCGCCCTCGGCGCAACAGACCCCGGCACAGCAGACGACGCTGGATTCACAGCATGTGGCGCCCTCGTCGCCTATGCAGCAAATCTCACCCACCTCACAGCACACGCCCTGGCCGTCATTGCAGCAGTACTGGGCCTCGGTGCAGCAGACCTCTGACTCACCAACCCCCACTTCATAGACAGTGCAGCACTCCCTTGGGGTCTCACAGCAGACCTGGGACTCTCCTGTGCCGCAGCACACGTCCGGGTCCTTGCAGCACACCTTGCTGCCATCAGGCCCGCAACACTCGCCATCCAGCTTGACGCAGCAGCAGGTGCAGCAGGGCATTACTCGCCCTCCTGGAGTGCAGGCAGGGCCATGGGGGCCAGCAGTCCGTACTTGCGTAGGATGCGGATGTGGTCTTCGGTGCCGGGGAACATGACGTAGTTGTGTGTGCCCTGGCCGGCTGAGCGGGAGCCGGCGTCTAGATATCGCATGCCAAGCACGCCACCAGACCGCAGGGCATCAGCAGCCGCTACCGCCGCGCGTGCAGGCGGCATTTGGCCTTTGCGGGCTGGGCCGCTCATGCTAATGCGATCCACCAGGCGCCTATACGCTTGTTCGCCAACTGGCTCCCACGGCACCGATGACGGCAGCTCCGGAACCGCATCATAGGCACGCAAGACCTGCATGAAGTTTTGCGGCTGCGAGGATAGCGGAGCATCCCAGTCCATGAGGGTCCCCTCCGGTACGCCCAGCTCTACTTCGTACATGTGACCGCGGAGCCCGTCCCTGGCCCTTTGCTGCTCCATGCGCAGGGCCGAAAGTTGAGCGCCTATCTCTTTTAGCCTGGGCCCCAGAGACTGCTGCACGTCTTGGGGAACGTCTCGTATTGTGCCCCAGCCTGGCGACAGAGTCCCCCGCTCGGCCGCAGCCTGCTCCATTGCGTCACGGATTCTGCTGGCCTCAAGCTCCAGCTGCACTGCGCGGCGATGCATCTCCTGAATCGCCTTGGCCGCCTCATCAGATGGCACGGCCGGTGAAATGTCTCTGTACGTTCTGGCAACGTCCTCCGCCCCAGCAAAGTACAGGCCATGCCCATACGCTTGGGCACCCTCGCCAGTGCCGATCTTCGACGCATCGAATCGGTCGAAGTTGTGGGGGCTGCCGTGATACGCCCGGATTGGCTTGACCGCCCGGGCCACATCGTCAGCGCCGGAAGTTGCCCTGATCAGCGCGCGTATGGAGTTTAGGGGTGGCACTACCAGCTCCTATCTGGTGGTGGCAAACCACGCGCGGCTCGCTCTAGCCAGTCCGCCCAGCTTGGTTCTGCATCCACCGCCGTAATGGGATTGCCAAAGTGCTGTCCTCCCCCCAGCCAGGTCTCCAATGGCAACAGGCCGGAGCCTGGCGATTCTGCATAGGGCACAATGGTGCCACGGATAGGACGCGGGTTGCCTTCTTGCATGACTGCTAGACGTGGCGACGCTGTGTCTCGGATCAGCCTGAACGGCCGATCGGCCCTGGCCTCAACGAGCGAAAGGGCATTTGCGTCCTGCGGCGTCAGATAGGCCGTGTGATCCGACCTAGCCATCCAGCCAAAGTCGTTGCCGTGTTCAGGGCGCATGGCCTTGTGTCGCAGGGTAGTGCCGTCAGGCAACTGCACGTACAGCGAGCCGCGCTGCGTGGCGAATCGGCTGGCTTGCTGCCTACCTTGGGCGACTTCTTCGATTAGCCTTGCCAGTGCATACGCTCGCTTGGCATCCATGGACTGCCCCCTTAGCAGTTCCAGGCACGGAGCGACTTGTTGATACGGCTATCCGGGTCGTTGGCCGTTTCCTTACTCGTCAGCTTCTCCTTCATGCCCTTCATCCTGGCACAGAAGGAATCACGCCTCGGCCCGCCTTCAGGCTGCGGGGCCTTCAGATTGGCGCCATGCTCCCGGTTGTAGGACGCACGGCCACGGGCATTCAGGCCGCCATCCGGGTCCTGGCCCTCAGAGCGGGTCCAGGCACCAGATCGCAGCCGGCGGATGTTGTCTTCACTTGCCACTGAGCTTGTTCCACTGCTTCTGGTCCGGATAGCCCTTGTCCCCAGGCTTGGCCGGAGCTTCACCACGCTCACGCTTGGCGTGGACGTTGGCCCACAGCCCAGGCCGCAGCTTGCGGATCCGATCGCCCGCCTGATCAGTCATCCTCATCCACCTCAAAGAGGAACCAGTAGAGGTCTTCGCCCATTTACTCAGTGTCCTGAGAGGCCATCACGCCACCCACACCAAGGGCCTTCATGAGGTAGGGGATGTAGTCATTCCGGAGCTTCTGGGAGCCCAGCAGTGCTTCCGCGGTCGCACGCTCCCGGACGGTCCCGCATTCACGGGCCTGCTCCAGCAAGGCCCTTTCGCTGGCGATTCGGGGCACTTGGGAGCGCCATCCAGTGGCTGCACCTCGCTAGCGGCATGCTTAAGTCGCCACCCCAATCAAGGCCATCGCCGTCTAGCTTGGCTACTACCGCTGAACCCGCTATGGCGTCGTACCACAGCGATTGGACGCCCTGTTTGGGAAGTCTGTCTTCCACGCCAATCCATCGCTCTTCTTCGCATTGGCACAACTCGGTCCCGGCCGCGTCACAACATCTGTTTTGCACAAGAATCATCTCCTGGGTGAACTGCTTATAGCTATCCTAGACTCTGGCCTGGTTTCAGTACGTCCGCAGAATCCGAATCCTGTCCTCCGTTCCGGGGAACATGACGTAATTGCGGGTTCCCTGGCCCGCAGAGCGAGACTGCCCATCTAGGTAGCGTATGCCAGGGATGCCGCTGTGCCGCAGGTCCCTGACCCCGTGCGTGATGCCAAGCCTGTCGCCGGGCGCGACTACGGTGCGATAGACCTGCTGGCCTGTGGAGTCCGGCGCCGAATAGCCGAGAAGCGCCCGCATGGACGATTGAACCGCATCGCTCTGGGAACCGACTGGGCTATCCCAGTCCAGCAATGCCTCCTCCGGGACACCCAGCTCTACTTCATATACACGCCCAAGCCTTGGCGGAGGCGCCGGGGGCGGCGGCACAAACCCGGCAGGAAGGGATTCTAGGTATTCAATCGCCGCCCGGTTATCTATGCCAAGCCGTTCCTGATCCATCACCAACACGTCGCGCACGGTGCTTTTCACATCCCCAGAGCCTGGCTTGTCATGGTATCGCCACAACAGCTGGACTTTCTCGGATGGAGTGTGCCTCGCAAGCCCGGCGCTTAGTTCCTCTCGGTATTGCTCGGCCACATTTGGGCTCTGGGCGAAGTACAAACCATGGCCATACGCCTGGGCACCTTCTCCCGTGCCGATCTTGGACGCGTCAAACTGAGAGAAGCTGTGCGGGCTGCCGTGGTAAGCCCGGATCACGCCTCGCGGTACATCGTCCGCCTTCGACAGGGCGCGGATGACGCGGAGGGATGCACTCGCTGGGTCCATGCGGACTAGTGCCCAACCACGCCGAACCGGGATGTGGGAAAAAATCCAGGAGGGGATATGACAAACTCCTGTTTCGACGATTGGGGGGGGGACCCGGGGGCATCTGACCATGCCCCGGACCACTACCCCCTCCCGCCCCCGGTCCGGCGGCGTCCGGGCCGGTCGTCGCCCCGGGTCGCAACCCTCGGCGGTGCCGTAGGTTGCGCGTCTGGCGACGTTCGTACGGCGATCCCCCCCCAACGGGCCGTGGTGCGGCGCTAGCTAGTGGCGGGATCGGCGGCGGCGTGCGCCCTGGTGCGGTGCATCTGCACCCTTCGACCTGGTGTCGATGGTCGCGGGGTGGTCTGCGGCGGCGGTGTACGGTGTCCACCGTGGCGACGGGCTGCGCTGGCCTGCCGGCATGCTCCACGGTGGATCGCCCCGGCCTACTTCTACCTCCGGGGTCTCCGTGAGGCGTCCGGGTGAGGCGGTGCCGCGCTTCCCCGCTGGGGCCTGCGGCGGCGTGTTCGGTGGTGCGGGCCATCCCCCGGGGCGGCGACACTGCGCGCCCCGGGGGACGTTCCCGGCGATTAGGCTCGGCCGTGCGTTGCCCACCGATCCCCGTCCCGCATTGGACGGTGTGCCGTTCCATCTCCCGGCGTCGCGGGCAAGCCCCGGGTCGGCGGTGCCGTTCCGGGCCCGGTGCCGTAGATGCTGGGAGTGGTGTAGGGTTCATGGACGGCGGCGGTGGGTCCGATCCCCTGAGAGGCCAGAACGGCGTCGATGGCGCTGTGCGCTCCGGCGGCACGGGTTGCGGCTGCCCGTTGGAGACTGCCCCAACCGTCGGCGGTCGCGGCCAACTGCAACGGGGTGAGGTTCCCGCTACGCTCCCGGTAGACGGCCATGGTCGCCATTTCCACGGCGCGTGTCTGCTCATCGCCCCGGGGCTGCGTGGAGCGGGGCAGGACGCTACCCCAACCGACACGGCGGAACAGCCGCACGTATCCTATGGCGGCGACACGGGGCGACGACGGGCATCGGTCCCCCTTGTACTCGCGTTGCATCATCCGCAGTGCAACCGTCTGGGCAAGGTCGTCTGCGGTGGAGGCATCGAAGCCTGCCCTACGTGCGGCGCTTGTGATGATCCGAAGGGCGTCGGTCCATAGTTCGGCGGGGCATCCGGCGTGGTTCAAAGTGCGGTCCATGTTCTCTATCTCCGGGGTGTGAAACATGCCGTAGCGTCGGCATGTGCAGGGATTGTAACAGGGTGTGAAACAATGTCAACGTCTCTTACGCTTGGGCGGGTTCCACGGGCGGCGGTTGTTAGGACACTCCCAGCGGTAGCGCTGAATGACCCGTAGCGTGTCGTTATCGGTGACGG